CAGCATTCAGGGTGATAACCCCAGACTGTGGGCAGATGAAGTTGCAGCAAATGCAAATGTAAGACTTGAGTTCTCTAACTCCAACTGGAAAGAGTTTGGTGTCATTGGTGCTGAGGCACTGAGAACCTGGACTACTACCATCGGTGATTACAGACTCGGTGTTAACACTGTCGCAAGATCTGATAGAGATTCTTACGAAACTAATTACACTGATGCTAACACCGAACCTCGTGCAAACCTGGATGTTGTTGGTACAGCATTCATCTCTGGTAAGAAGGTAACCGATTATGGTTCACACTCTATCTTTGCACAGAGAACTCAGCAAGACCGCACCGATGCACTTATGGTCGGTGGCGATGCATACAACCCAGCAAATGAGGCAACTCTGCGTGTCTCTACTGCTGATAATGGTCGCGTTGGTATCAATGTAACCAACGCTGAACTAGACAGAGCACTGGTTGTTGATGGTCTGTCCAGATTCACTGATGATGCTAGATTCCAACAGGACATCGAAGTTCATGGTGGCGGTGGTGCTAACACTGCTGAAGTCAGAACAGACATCACATCTGGTATCTTCAACCTAGTAACTGATTCTACCTTCACTGGTACTTTGAATGTAGGTAACTTTGCTGGAACAGCAAATATCCTCAACTCTAGCACTGCGGATCAGTTCATTTATGTTGGCAATGCATCTCTGCATAGCAATATCTGGTTTGGTAACACGCCAGATGATCCAACCAATATTTCTAAGATCACTATTGGTGGTGCATATAACAATAACGAGTCTCTATCCTTCACTCAGATTGACACCAAGTCTCTGAAGGTATCTGGTGACATGCAACTTGGCACCAGACGCGGACTAAGTGACACTGTTAAGTTGACATCTACTGCAGGTTCCGTTGAGTTCTTCTCTGGTAACTCTGCTACAGTCAGACTAGACTTTGCAACTAACGCATCTGAGATCAACATTGCAGGTCAGGGTGGTACAACCAAGGTTAGAAACAACCTAGTCGTAGATTCTACTGCTAGATTTAATGCTGATGTTACACTGTGTGGTGGATTTGCATCGTACTCCTTCACTGCTTTTAGAGCACAGATGGGTTCGGTTGCATTCGCACACAACACTGGCGATCTTGGCAATAATCTCTTCAATGCTAACACTGACATTGTTGATGTTCTGAGAGTTCTAGAAACTGATCAGGTTTACAATGAAGTTGATACTGCTGGTACTGGTGATTGGGGTGGAACTGTATTCCAGAACGAAATCACCACTATCGGTGGTACACCACTGATTGAACCTCAGGTTCTGGGTGCTCTAACTGGTGAGCAATACTATGTACCACTTAAGAATCGTCCATATGATTCTAATGGTAACCCATACTTCACTGAGAATGACATCTTGCTCATCGATACAGATGATAGTGGTGGAACTAAGCATCCTGAATTCGTCCGTGTCGTAAGCACACCTAGAATCAATATTGCTCCATACTATATCATTGTTGAGAGAAGACCATTCGGTACATTTACAGCAATCAGAAGCGATCATAACGACAATACACCTATCTACAAGTGTAATGTTCAGTTTGACGCTACCTGGACCACACAATATATTGATGGTGCAGGAGTTGAAGAGAATGTCTACCTGTCTCAGTTCGGTGGTAGCATCGATATCGGTGATTACATCATCGTTGATCGTGAAGATGGCACACCTGCAGGTGATGGTGTTGATGACCAGGGTGAAGTATTCAAGGTTAATACTTTACTTGATCTGATTGCTAAGAAGCTGAGGATCAAGAACGGTTGTGATACTGCTAATGAAGAGGTAGTATTTGAGGTAGATTCCACAACTGGTAAGATTGATTCCAAGGGTGATGTTGAGATCAAGGGTGGACTACTGCTCAAGGGATCTTGCACAACACCATTCCAGAACGCTACTACAAATAATAAACTCACCATCACAAATGGTGCAACAATTCCAATCACAACATTTGAAGTTGATACCTGCACAGGTGACACAACCATCGGTAATACTCATGGTACTGTGTTCTTCCTTGCAGAACAGTTTGGCACATCGCCTGCTGCATACACTGCTGACTCTGATGTATGTACAGTCTACAGATTCGATCCACAGACTGAACTAACTACAGGTCCTATCAGCACAATCGCAGCACCTATTGTTCCTGCTACATCTAACATTGAAATTACATCTAATGTTACTTCCTTTACGAAGGGTGATTTCGTTGCAATGTACATCACTGATGCACAGATTGAGATCATTCAGATTACTGATGATCCATATGAGAGTGGTGGTCAGTTCTTCCTACCAACATCTAGCAACGCTGAATATGTTAACGGTGGTAGAGGTGTTGAGGGTACAACTGCACAGTCATTCCAAGCAGGTGTTCAGGTTGTCAAACTTGAGAAGTATGACAGAACAACAACTCTCCTACATGATATTCCTGCTACACAAGCAGATCGTGCTACTGCACTTAAGGCACGCACACCTAACACCAGTGATATCAGACTAGAACTAACTCTGCGTGATGCTGATCTAATTTCTCCAAAACTAGATTACTTTACAATGATGAGAATCGGTAACGAATTCTTCGTTGCTGATAGTGTTGATGGTTCTCTCGATATCTTCTATGCTATCAAACTGCCTAAGCAGATTAGATACCCCAACACACTTGCAACTGAACCAGTCAAACTGTTCAATGGTGGCAAGACAACCATCTATGATGATGTTGAGGTTTACAGTGGTGCATTCAGAATGTATGGTTCTGATGGCAAGACCCTGATCATGGCAATCTCTAACGATGACGGTCACTCTGGTGACGGATCTATCGAAGATCCTAAGACTAGCACCAACGGTCTAACTCTCAAGGGTCCTGGTACATTCTATGGCGACCTTAAGGTTTACTATGATGATTGCCAGAGCAACGGTATCTGTTCTACCGAAACATCTTTCCGCGTTACCAACAAAGAAGGTAATGTTGAGATGGGTGAGAAGTTCTATCAGGCAGGTAAGGTTAGAGAGGAAGAACTGGCTGCTGAAGTCATGTTCCATATCGACAACCTAGGATCTGCTGGTGTTGGTGGTACTGAGGGTGCTAAAGACTTCAGAATCTATCACAACAACGCTATCGATTCGTTCGGCATTGAGAAATACTGGACAGGTAACGGTGGTAGAAGACAGACCTATGTCGCATTCGATCCTGCAACTGGCATTGGTCAGCAGCAAGATAATGCATTGCAAGTCAACAACAACTACATCATTAATGCTGCTTCTGGTAGCAACATGGTTCTCTATCTGCCAGATGATGCACAGACGGGTGACATGATTAGATTCATTGAACTCAGTGGTAACCTGACATACAATACAAGTTTGATTATTAGAGCACTGAAAGTTGCGAATGTCGCTACACCTATCCAAGGTGATGGCACTGGGTCTAAGGTTGGTGCAGGTGCTGGTCAAGCACTGACAACTGCATGGGATTCTGGAGAACTAGTCATTCAAACTCGTAATGCTGCGTTCGGTCTACTATATGTTGGTATCAATGATATCGAAGGATCTGCAAACGCACAAACAATTCCACCTGCACTACGCGGTTGGTGGTTGATGGAACTCTAATTTAGAACAAATGACTGCATACTACGACTCAATTAAGAGCATGAGAGTTGCCAAAATTGGCAGCATCATGCCATGGGGAGGGGATGGAGGCACGGGATTCCTTGCCTCTAACATCCCAAAAGGATGGATTGTTTGTAAAGGACAAACACTTTCTGCTTCTGATTATCCATTGCTGGCATCAGTTATTGGTGACACATATGGTGGTGACATGACTAATGCTGGTGGTGATCATTATGAGTTTCCATATGTTGATACCGCAGCAGAGTTTAGATTACCTCAGTTATCTAACTCAGTCTTGATGGATTTGGAGTATGATAATCTATTGGATCCAAAGTATCAATATGGTCAGACAGATGTTGCAACAACAATATATGATGAGAATGGAAATATCATTGGTGATCTAGTCAAAGACTATGGTGAAACCAATCCAATTAGAACTACACATGAAGCATCTGCTGATATTGATTTTACATTGAATCTAGCAGGTAATCTATATTTTAAATTTACAGATATGGTGTTGACTGCACCTGACTTTCTGGAGACAGTTCACACACTCAACAGAAAATTAGGAATCAATCATACACCATCACACGGACATGGTGACAGTATTACATCTGTCAACCCAAACGCTAGTGGACCAATGCCATTCAGAACTGATGGTGGTATTGTCATGACAGGTAATGCATCGATGCAGTGTAGTATTACTAGAGGTCCAAACACATGTCAGTTGAATGATACTGAGCCAACTACATGGCAAGAAGGTGCTGTGAACTTGACATTTTATGGTGATGGTGGTAAGGAGAACACTCTCCCTAGATGTGATACTTTCATGGAATTCATTCAGGATAGTACAGGAAAGGATTACTGGGGATTTGTTCCCTGTGGTGAGTCTAACTTTAGAGAAGGTGCTAACAGAGGTTCTGGTCATTCAACTGATAACTATGATGCAGTTATCTTTGGTCGCGGCAACTCTGATACATTTACTACAGTTCCAGTTGACACTCACAAAACGCCATGTCACCAAGGATATTTTCCTAGACCCATGGAAACCAGAAGTAGACCTAACTTCTTCGGATATAAGACTGGTGGAAGTGTTAGAGCAGACGGTCTAGTTGATGACCCAGAACTAGCACCAGTATTTTCTGTTAATGGATGTACACTAGACGCTACATCCAATGTTATACTACCCCCTGGAACAGATCTTAAGACACCATATGGAACATATCCAGATAACTGGTTCCAATATGATGCTATCACTCCTTTGATGTATGTTACACCAGTTAATGTAGACGAAAAATATGATGTTCTAAGAGAAGGTGCAATGGTTCAGAACATTGATTATGATGAAGCAACTGGTGTTTATACAATCCAACTGAATACACCTGCGCTAGTGAGTGGTAGTTATGACCTACAATTTAGACATGGAGCGTTCCCAGTTAGTTTGAACTTGGGTGCTGCAAACAAAGACCCTACGGATCAAGCGTTTAGATCACATAATCATGGTAGTTTTGAAATTGCTCAGGGAATTGGATCGATGGCGGGTCCACCATCACACACAGCATCTGATGCAGATGGATCCTCATTGCAAGCAGAAAGCCTTGAAAACGCTCTAAATATCTCATGTGATACATCACAACCAAGTCTTACAATGACATTCATCATCAAAGCATACTAATGGCAACATTTTACTCAAAAGAAAGAGCAAAGTATGGTAATTTGACTGGTCAAGTTATTATTTGGCCAGTGCAATATGATGGAGATCCAGAAAACGGTGCAAACCCAACAAATTTACCTGCTGGTTATTTGAAATGTGATGGAACAAAGTATTTTGCTGACGACTATCCAAGATTGGCAGCAATTTTGGGTGCGGGTGAAGATTGTAAATTTCTAAAAAGAAATATTGATGGCACTTTGTTTGATACTATTACAGCAGGACAATTTGTAACTCCTGATCTCGGTTCTAAATATCCAGAACCAACATCTGGTGCTAACGCTGGTGTTTATAATAATATCCGCCTCAACAATGCGTTAGGCAATGAAGTCAGTAGGTCTGGTATTGGTATTGAAGCAGTATCTGCTATTGGAGATAGTGTAAGAATCACATATAGTGGTGAGATCAGTGTTCCATCGCAGGAAATTATTGTTAGAGGTAAACCATCATACACATATGCTGGGGACACTCATTACACAGAACTAGAAGGTGTAGAAGAAAATGCATTGCATCCACACTCACACTTCCACAGTGCTGTAAGAGCAAGAAACTTTTCTACGAACGAAGCATCTAGTGCAGAACCAATTGCTCAGGGTCAAACTGGTAGAAGAAATGCATCTACAATCGATATCCAAGATTGGTTAGATGCAACTGTAAATAGTAGTGGAGAACCTGGAAGTGGACAACAACCTTGTCTAGCTATCGACCAGTGGAATCCAAACAGTGGTGTTGCAGATGGACAACCAGTTTATGAATACTTTGGTGCAGGTACAATTTACTGGGGTGGATGTATCTTTGGATTTGGTGAACAGTATACTTACAACTGCATTAATAACTCTGCCTACACTGTACCTAGAGATTCTCTAGATGGATCTGCTGATGACAGTAATGTCGCACAGTATTATTCTAACTTCAATGCTCTAATTGCATGTCCATCAACTGGTAGTGGAACTGCAGGACAAGACTCCTCAAATGATGTTCCTGTTACTTATGTTCAGGGTGCTCAAGGTGTACCTAATGACTTCCAAGATAATAGTTTATATGATGTACTACCACTGCAGTCTAACTTCGCTGTAAATGATAGAGATCCTGCAACAACGGACATCGAAAATGCTACTACTGATACAACCGATTTAACGATTGCACCTGGAACAGATCCAACCAGACACTCTCATAGAGTTGATTTAGAAGTTGGTGATCATTCATATAAAGTAAAAACTAGAGCAATCATTGTTCCACCTGAAAACTTAATCACACAGATGGACATTGGCACAGATTCATCGGTTTCTATCGATGCTGCATGTGCCCCATTTATTGTCATGGAATATTTAATTAAAACTTAAGTCATGTCGCAAAGTTATAGAAACGCTAGAAAAGGATTTCTGACTGATCTTTTAGTTGATACAACACCAATTGGTGCTATTGTTCCCAACTTAAAGTCAGGGGCGAACTCGTATGACCATAGTTTTATTAAGTACAATGCTACTTCATATCCAGCACTAACTGATACAGCAGGTAATGCGTATCAACTTGGTGATGATCCAGCATATACTCATGATGGATATCTATATTGTGATGGATCTGAACATAATATTGCTGACTATCCTGCACTATTCCAAATCATTGGTAATGATTACGGTGGCAGATCTAGTAGTGGTATTGATGTAATCAATGGTGGATCTGGATATACATCTGCTCCTGTAGTAAGTCTCAGTGCTCCTGCTGCTGGTGGAATTGTAGCAACTGCTGCAGCAACAATTGATATACAATCTGGTACAGTTAAACAGATTGATATTATTATTTCTGGTGAAGGATATGACCCAGAAAATCCACCCACTGTCACTATTAGTGGAGGTGGTGGTAGTGGAGCACAAGCAGTTGCTAGAATTAATCCAGTTAATGGAGCAATTCAGGGTGTCAATAAATTTAATGTTATGGAACTATGGGGTGACCCATACCTAGGCACATTTGCTGTTCCTGATACTGTTGCGAAAAAGATTGTAGGTAACAGTGCTGTATTTGGTAACAACTCACCCAATATCGGTAACTCCACTCTAGGTGTTGGCACAACTGGTGGTGCTTGGTATCTAGATAGAAACCAGCAAGATGATTACTTTTCTCTAGGTAGAATCACCACAACTGGATATGAGCGCGTCATTGAAACAACAGGCGTAGATATTATTGGATCTCAGACCATCACAGTGACGATGAGAGAGACCAAACTAACTGGTGCTCCTCAACATAGTCACACAGTATATCATAGTATTCCTGGTACAACTACATGGATTGCTGAGGGTGCTGGAGACAGATACTTACAAGACTATCGTGAGGGTAGTGGAAGACTGAGTAGATGGTATCCAACAACAGGTCAGGTATTTACTCACAAACATGGTCTATTAAGACAACCAAACACTGATAACACAGTCGCAACATATGATGTATTTGACTGGCAAGGTGGTGCTGGTGGCAATGGTAGTATTAAAGATCCTACAGTTGCAGAGACTGAGCAATTCTATCTTGCATCTGGTGCTCAGGGTGCAGGAACATATGAGTTTTTAACATTCATTCCTAACCCAACATCACTGACATTCACTGGTGCATCTACAATTGGTGGACGAACGATTAACACTGGTGGTGTTCCTATCTTTGACTTCACTCAAGAGTGGGAATTTACATCTCCTGGTGGACCATATAGCATCAACCTGACAAATATTACTGGTGGTACACCAGACCAATTAATTGTTAACGCAATCGGTGGTGGTGGATCTGGTGCTGCTGGAACTCGCGGTGGCAATGATGGTGGAAATAGTATTGTTAAAGTTGGTGATGGATCTAAAGTATGGTTGACTGCTGAAGGTGGCAAAGGTGGCGGAGCAACTCAAGGACAAAATGGTGGAGCGGGTGGTGCTTCTGGTGGAGCAACAAATGCAGGATCTGAACCATTCTCAGGTCAATTCCAAGGTCTAGCTGGATTCTCTGGAACACAGGGTATTACATCACAAGGTTGGCCCGCAGTTGATTATCCAAATAATCCAAATGGTGGTGGACAAGGTGGTCCTGCTGTTGGTAACCCATTGGGAACAGGATCTGCTGGTATTAACGTATTTGTTGGTGGACAGAGTGGAACATACAATCAAACTCTAAGCAGCAATGGTAATTTTAGTTTAGGAAGTATAGGTAACCCAATTAGTGCAACCTTCGTTCTTAAAGGAGGCAATGGCGGTGGTGCTAGAGGTGGATATAATGGTGCATCTGGAGCATATGTTTCTCTACAATTAAATAGCACCCAACTGTCCACGATGAAGAACTACATCTGGAGTGTACAGACAGGTGGCAATGGTGGATATGGTGCATCTGGCAACAGTCCCCCAGGTGGTGGTAGTGCATCACACTCTGGTCGCGGTGGATCTGGTGGTGAAGGACACAATGATGCTGACGGCGGTGGCGGAGGTGCATCCACGGTATTACTCAGAGGATCACAGATCGTTGCTGGTGCTGGTGGCGGTGGTGGAGCAGGTGCTACTGGTTATGACGGTGGTGCTGGAGTAAATGGATCTGGACCCCCAGCAGGATTACAATCAACAACTCAGGCACTAGGTGCTGGTGCTGGTGGTACTGGTGGTGCATATGGTTGCGTCGGCGGTGGTGGCGGCGGTGGTGGATGCGGCGGTGGTAGTGGTGGTTCATTTGGCATTGATAACAATCGCGGCGGCGGTGGTGGTCAGGGTGGTCGATCTGGTTATGATAGTAGTTATTGTAGTCTTAATAACAATACAATAAATTATGGTAATGGATTCGCAATTGTTTATTATGACATCTCAAATCCTACAATTGACAGTTTTTCGTTAAGTCCGACAGCATTTATACGTGGGCAATGTACTACATTGTCTTGGTCATCTACAAATGCGACGAGTGCTAGCATTAATCAAGGTATTGGAGCAGTTAGTGTAGATGGAAGCACTGTAAGTTGTCCTACTAATACTACTACTTACACTTTAATTGTTTCTAGGAGTGGTCGTTCAACAACTAGAACTGTAACTGCTACAGTTTATATTCCTCCTATTGTTACGTTAAGTCTTAACAACAGCACTATCGTTTTAGGACAATCTGCAATATTAAGTTGGAATACTACTGGTGACGCCTCAACTAATAATATACAACCCGGAATTGGTTCTAGTAATTTAGTATCCCAGGT